TGCCGGCAGACGGCGTCTTACAGGGTCGGTGGCGGTATCGTTGTAATCCTCACCGATCAGCGCACATACCAGCTTGAAAAGATCCTGACAGGTACAGCTCATGGCGTCACCTTACCTTACGCTTCGGCAGAGTCAACGGCCGCAAGGTTGATATTCAGCAGCACCAGTTCCTTGGGGTATACGATCTTGGCGCCGTAGAGATGCAGACCTTTTACGGCATCGGCAAAGCGGTTTTCGGGACGGTATGCTTCCACGCTGTTGAGCTGTTCGGCAAATGTAATCGCACGGCCGGTACGGGCAAAGCACTTGTAGAACGAGCCTTCATCTCCCGAGGTGGTACAGATATTGTTGGAAACATAAACCTTGAAGCCGAGGTATGTGCCGATGTAGCCCTTGGCAATAGCCTCACTGTTGTCGCTGGAACGGAGCATGCGCGACTTGAGGATACGGGTAGCAACAACCGGCGGCACTTCAAGCGAAAGCTCGGAAGATGCAGATACATTGGCCTTCATCAGCTTCTCGCGTACCGAAAGAAGTACATCGGGAATCATGTATGTGGTAACTCCGGTATGCTCTACGGTCTGGGTTTCGGAAATCTGGGAGTAAAGCTCGTATACATACTTATCGGCGCTGTCGGCAAGTGCGGATGCGGCTTCTCTCATGGCGTGCTGCATCAGCTTGGGATTCTGCTGAGCCTTGTCAACATCGTCAATCTGGAAGTTGAAGGCACGCGCCTGTGTGATCTTAAGCAGCTTTGTGGTACTGTCAAGCGTCTGAAGTGTCTCGGAAAAATCGGTGTTCTTGTCATAATTGAATGTGGTGATGCCGGTAATGCCGTTGATCTTGACGGTATCGCCCTGGGCCTTGATATCACCCTCAAAGTCGCGGCTGCAATTTGCTACGCCGACATACTCCTTCTTCAGTTCGCTGTAAAGGGTTTCGCTCCATACGGTAGAAATAAAATCATTGATTGCCATAGTATTTTTCTCCTTTTAATATAAATGTAATTGTTGTTTTGTATTTTTTATATAAGTATTACTTATTGCCCTTGCCGTACTTTTCCAGACTGCGGTGGATACGGTCAAGATAATTGCGGACTTCCAGGCGCGGCATACGTCTGATGTCCTCGATTGTGAAGCTGCCGTCGGTTGATCCGTCGTTTGTGACAGGTCCGGGCGATGCTTCGGCATTCACGCGGTTGACGGTCTCGGCATTGACTTCGGCAGTCTTGCGGCGCTTGTCCCATAATGCATAGGCGGCGGCAAGCAGCATGCCGTTTTCCCAGTTTTCGCCGACTTCATCGGGAAGTGCGTTAATGTCGGCCTCGGGAAAGAGCAGCAGCAGTTCCTCACTTTCGGCGTCAAGCCTTGACTTGCGTGCGGCTTCGGCTTTATAACGTGCATTCTCCTCACGCAGAGCGGCAAGTTCATCGGCCGGTATTTCGACCACTTCAGCGGCATCCGCGGCGGTATCGTAAGCTTCTGATACGGCCGTTTCGCTCACATCGGCGGTATTCTCACTTAAAATTTCGTTTTCGTTCATGGTACCTCCTGTAATAGTAAGTAATTTTCAAGTACTCAGTTTTCCGGCGAGTACTCAGCTCTCCAGCTCGTCAATCAGTCCGGTCTTATCCGAAATAACACCGTCGGGCAGACGTTCGAGATACTGGCGCAGATTGATGTGACCGCCGTCAAGCAGTCTGTCAAGGGTGTTGACCCGGAGAATCTGCGAGAAGCGTGAAGCCGCGCCGACATCCACATGGGCTGAAATAACCGCACTTCTGAGCACATCGGCATCGAATACACCGTCAGCATGATTACCGGGTATGAGACGTCCGGCATGGTAGAATTCGCGCATCATATCGGCCCAGATCAGAGCGATGTCCTCGACGCACTGATACAGCCTCTGACGCACCAGATCGAGCGGAATTTCCGACGCCTCCTGAAGTGCCACTATCGCGCTGGTATTCGACATGGACGACTCGCCTATAGCCGTTTCGGTTGCGCCGAGCAGTGTTTTCGTCTCGTCGATGACCTGTCCGAGCAGTTCGGTGAAATTGGGCATAAGCTCGCCCGTGCCGACGGTTTTGACAGCGCCCGATACATCACCGCCGGCATTGACTCCGATGGCTTGTCCGACTTCGTTTGTCCATTCGGGGATGAGTCTGCGGTCGTATATCACCTTGGAAAATGCCGAATCCACCATATGCTTCATCGCCATAGCGTAGGCCTTGTTGATATACTTCTGATTGCCGATTATCGAAGTGACCGGCGATGCACCGTGGTATGAGTGGCGTACCGGAATCCAGTGCATCACCGCTACCGGATAGAGCTTTGTGCCGAGACATCCCCTGCGTACAACGGCGGTACGGGTACACTTTTCCCAGCATACGATACCGTCACGGTCACGCCAGAATCTGATAAGGAATGTAGCCTTTGGAGAAACCGGCGGCGGTGAATCCTTTCGTGCCTCACGACCGGGTTTGAAGCGCAGTTTGCCGTCATCATCGCGGCAGGTATTCTCGCCCTCGTATCCGTCATCGAAGTCGGGCACTATCGAAAGCACCTCACGGCTGTCAGCACCGTAAGCCTTTGCTTCATCGCGCAGCTTCTCAACCGGGCATCTGCCCCTGAGCATAACATAATCCTGCTTCTGGATATCGTCGAGCTTCACATCTGCGACAAACAGGTCACGGGTATCGGCACGTGAGACTGCGATATCACCGCGATACGGCTGTCCGGTATCGACCGAATTGTCCCAGTGGCAGTAGAATACGGCATCTCCGGTAAGCGCGGCATCGAGCAGACCGTCACGCAGCAGGCTTTCCATCTTGAGTTTTTCCCATCTGTGACGCGCCGAATGGTTGAGCATATCAATTGCCGCACCGATGCGTTCGCCGTCATATGAGCCTGCCGGATAACTGCCGCCGTCACGGTAGCTTACCGACACTGCATGAGTGAGTACCGACGACACGAGGAAGTTTACGATACGTCCCACCACATTGAATACGGGTGTGGGAAGTCCGCCGCTGTCAACACCGTGCCACTGATCGCCGATGTAGAACAGCTCATTGCGTGTCACATTGTCATAAAGTCCGAGGGTGTCGTTGTGGTCACGTCCTGCTTCATAATCTTTCCACGCAGGTGTAATATTGTCCTTTGCTATTGTAATCACCTCCTTTCAGGTAATGTCACTTTGTCTTTTTGGACTCCTTGTCGGTAAGCAGTCCGAGAAACTTATCGGTAAGTTCATCGCGTACCGGACTGTCATGCGAGATAAGCTCAGCCGCCCAGTCGAGTATGCGGTCAAGCAGGGCATCACCGCGTTTGCTCCGGGCAAGCAGCAGAGCGAGTATCACACCGATTGCAATACCGCCGAGCAGCCAGATCAGTTCAGGCATCAGAGCACCTCCTTTCGTGTGTTATATCCGGGATTTAGCTTCGCCAAGCAGGCCGTACTGCATCGACACGCCCGAAATACTGAGCGGTGCACTGCTTGAATCCTCAATCATCAGCCGCAGAAAACAGAAGCGCATTATTGTTCCTGCCAGTCTTACGGTCTTTGGAACATACTTGTCCGAAGTAAGTCCGAATACCGATACAGAGCTCAGATTGTCGGCCTCAAGCCGTACACAGGCCGAGCAGATATTATGCGGATATCCGCAGGCATCGAAAGTCACGAATATGTGGAACAGGCGTTTGTTAAGATGCGGATAACCGAAGTCAAGGTAGCCCGTTTCGGCGTAGGCGCTGTAATTCTGCCCGTCATCGGTGTACAGCTCCTCATCGAAGATATACAGCGCCGGACCCTTGTAGTAGCAGGTTTCCTCGGTTTCGATGAATCCGTCCGCCGTGATGCCGTCGAATATATACCATTTGCCGCTGTCGGTGTTGTACACGAGTATCACATCACCGTCGTACAGCCAGAATTCACCGTACCTGCGGCATACATGGGTAACCGATGAAGTCAGCATATTCCGCGTGAGCAGTGGGTCAATGCCCTCGGATATGAGCTGCGCGGTACGTTCACCCTGCTTGTCGGTTTCCACCCAGCGGTAAATACCGTCACGGCCTACCGATACCGGAAGCTCGTCGGCCTGACGCGCATTCTGCCATCCGGGACAGCCTATGCCGGGGTTCAGCGTATACAGCGGATAATCGACACTGACATAGCCAAGCTCGTTTTCGGTCACCTTTGGGTTCATCATATATGTCTCGCCGGAGGTAAAGAGCATGATGCTGTCGTACTGCCGTATCAATGAGGTAACCGGACGCTGACCGTTTGCGGCATTTATCACATTGGACAGCGGAAAATAGTCGATGCGCGGTTCACCGTCAACACGGCCGTTGTGGAATACCGACGACGGTGACGGACCTCCGTACAGAAATACCGTATCATCGGCAAGCGAACTGTATGCAAGCGTGTAAAGCTGACTTACAAGCTCCTTTCTGTAGCCCTCATCGGCAAGTCTTACATATAAATCGACCGTACCGTAGGCGCTCGGGAATTTTACAGTTGTGGAAGTACCTGATCCGGTGACGGTGAACGGTGTTTCGGCCCCTCTCCAGATTGCCTTTTCAACCTCCGCAATATTGCCCTCAAGCGCATAATCCCTGCCGCTGGTCATATCGGTCAGACGGTAGATAACGCGGTTGTTCAGCCGGTTGCGGTCATAGTACGGAGCAGCTTCATAACCGGCAGCACCGATAAGCATAATCGGCACATATCCCTCGACAACGGTAAGCGAACTTCCGTCCCAGCAGTAGAATTCATCGCCGTCGAGTATATACAGCCGTCCGTGGTAATAAAAAATGCATACCCTGCCCGAGGCTGTGCCCAGCTGTGCAAGGGCTGTGCGTTCACTGCCGGTACCGCGGTAAAGCGTATTTCCCGAAACACAGAACAGCGTCACTTCGCCGTCAATGTCTCCGTACCAGAGTCCGCGTATATCGCCCGGATAAGTATCGAGCAGCCGCGAACCGCAGCGTTTCTTAAGATGTCCTCCGACAATGCGGAAGTTGCGGAGTGCGGCAAATCCGGTTTCACCGCCCGGATCAAGTCCGCCGAAGTCGGTCAGCACATAAGGTTTTGGCCGGCTGCGGCGTGAGTTCAGTAGTTGAGGCAAAATAGATCTCCTTTCTCATTCTTGTTTTTTTCAATACTCAATCAGCCCCGAACGTCTCTTCTCGGGTCTGAAATTACGGTCCTCATCTTCACCTGCGGCAGTGCAGACAGCGGCAGACATCAGCGCATACCGCAGGGCTTCGGGCGCATGCGTCACCGAATGAGGCTCACTCGATGCATCCTCGAAATTGCGCTTGTCATGGATCAGTGCACCGAGACAGCGTATCAGTTCACGGCAGTCGGGCGATACCGTAAGTCTGCCGCCGCGCAGATACTCACGCACGCATCTCCATCCGGGAACACGGCGGTTGTCTGCCTTTACAAGCGGCGGCATACCCGGAACATCGCTCATAAGCTCAAATCCCGACATACCGCTGTCCTGACGGCGATTCCACAGATCGGGCGATGCGGCGGCGTATTCGATGTACACATCCCTGTCATAACGGCAGAGTCCGGCAATCTGCTCTGCGGCTTCGCTTATGGTAAGGTCGGGCATGCACAGCTCGCGGTACACACCGA